AAAAATCCAGACATATGGGCTTGCTTTAGGTAAATTGTTTGGAAATGCCCCTCCTCCTACTGTAGGACAGAGAATAGGTGCATTAGGGTCGAAGATGGGTAACATACTGCGCGGAAAACCTACAGTTTAAAGAGCGCGGCGATCGCGATGACTCCAGTCGTCCGACCTGTGCTCTCCGGATGTCCAGACACTTGCCTCTGCCTCCTTCTTTGCCTGTTCCTCCTCATACAACTGCTTTCGCTCAATCTGCTCCTCTAAACTCCACTCCTTCTTCTTCTTCTTCTCCACAGTCTTCCATCCATCATCGTCCGCAGGGGTCGGGACAAGAGCACTTGTATCGTCATCTTCGGCAGAATAAATATACGGTTCACGATTATTATACTCGCGACGCAGAGGGACAAACGTCCTCTTATCTGCATCTGCGCGCTCAGCGTGATTCCTCGCAGAATCTTCCTGTATGGTTCGCTCAACTGTCTCTTCCGCATCCTTCTCGTTCCACTCAGATGCTAGAGCAGAGAACGAGATGCCTGACTTTGTTGGGACAATCGTGGGGGTGCGAGTAGAGAGTTGAGGGAAGTATTCGTTTGTGAGTGGTACTGAGGTCTTGTTTGAAGATGCGGCATTGCGGCGGGAAGGAGGAACATACGTGCCGGACATCTTCAGGTGTTGTTATTGGATTCCAGGCATAAATAAAATCCATTTTATACGAGATTGAAAACGGACTTTGTTGGTATTCGAAGATAGACACAACAAAATGACCTACGGAGTTTCGATTGCTCTTACAGGCAACGTTACAGAGTTCCAAATCCCAGCAAAGACTTCTGATGTTCTTGAATGGGTTCGCAAGAAGTTCAAGTGCCCTGAAATTCAGTTTCGTGGAAAACTCCAGCACCCGACAAAGGAGACGAGATGGTTAAGCGTGTTTGCATCCACATCCGAAGACGAAGAGAATCAGCACATGCTTCCTGCGCCATTTGACGACGAAACATATACGAGCACAATTGTGGTTCTTGCCGCAGAGACAGAAGATACGGATGGATACGAGGCATCGTGTGGGTGCTATGTCGACCTTCGTGCAACAGAGTATGAGGCACTCTATCAGGAATGGACGTTTGCAATCGACGATGTGGACGAGGAAGACATTGAGGGACACGAAGAAGAGGCAGAGGAGGTGGATGATGACACGATTGTAGAGGAGGAGGAAGTGGTTCGTCCAGCAATTCCTACTCGCACGCCCAAGATTGCTACTTCGAAGACGAAGGACGTATTTGTCACTTGCGCAATCCGCGAGAAGGTTGTTGCGAATTTCACAGAGGTGTTTGGAGATTCTAAGAACGCAGAGGATTTTGAGTTGTTTATGCTGAACTTGCTGGTGGACCAGGCAACGAAAGACGGAGTGGACGTAGATTGGGCAAATCGGACCTTCTGGAACATGTATAGGAGCAGAGCCATCGCGTTGTACGAGAACCTCCTTGGAGAAGAGAGTTACGTGAAGAACGACCAAAAGTTGCTCGAGCGTTTCAAGGCAGGCGAGTTAGATCTAAAAACGATTGCCGAAATGACACCGATGGATATGTGTCCTGCGCGATGGAAGGATTCTGTGGAGCGTATTATCGAGGAAGAGAAGCGTCTGTATTCGAAGAACCAGAACGCGTCGATCTTCATGTGGTGTTCGGGTTGTAAGTCTAAGACGAAGTGTGACTACTATCAGCTTCAGACTCGATCAGCGGACGAGCCAATGACGACATTTGTGACGTGTCTCGAGTGCGATCGTCGCTGGAAATTTTAATGGTGAACCGTTCCGTCTCCGCAGGAGATTGTCCTTCTTTATGGACCTGTATAGGATCCAAACCGTTCGTAATATCCGGTTTGCTTAGTTGTGGCGTACTATCGCCAAACTGCTTTTTGAATTTCGCGATTATTTGGTCAGGGATCTGGGGACTGTTCTCGTGTAATCGGTCCAGTTGATCGCGCACGACCTTCAACATATCCTGTGCCTCCATGCGTTCATCACGAGGCAACGAAAGTTCAATCATGATAAACCTGTGTATCTTTGAATAGGAAGAAGATGTCATGCGATGAGATTCTTTTAGCGCAGCCCATCCGAAATGTGAGGCAAGAGTGTTGAGAACGCTGACTGTTAGACTCATAACACCTATGCCGATACTGGATGCTGCTGGGTCATTAAAGAGTGTTTGAGACCCGATAGAGGCAGTTCCTGCGACAGTCGATAAAACAATGGTAGGAATCGTGATGTAATTGTTCATAGTCGTATACCGTTTTTGAGACTGCGTGTGCAACCACGAATAACATAGTGCTCTCTCGCCTTCTTCTGACAATATTCTTTCTATCTGTCCGTTCCACCGAATTTTTCCTTTTTGGTCATCCATCCTTGTTTTAATACAAAATTTTAACGCAGAGACATAATGGGGGATATCTGGTTGAGGACCTTAGTAAAACTTGGGTTATCTGAGGAAGATGCAGAAGATAAACTCACAATATTCAGAGAAAAGTTAAAACAACATTTCGGAAAGGAGAAACAGGCGGGAGGAGGCGATACGCTTCTGAACAAGACAGGGTCTAAGTTTGTAGATGCGGTCAGCACACAAGAAGGTGCTGCTGCGTTCTTGGCAACGTTGCCTAAATTTTTGTTTATCTTGAAGAATGTGGAAAGTGTTCCTGATTTCGGTATATTGATAGCCGTGATGATGGATGCTATGCTTGCCGGACTCAGCACGGGCGGCGAACTCTTTCAGAATTTTATGATTCTTATACCTGGATTAGGTCCTGCGATTGTAGCAGTTTTTGGAATCTTCTTTTGGCCTCCTCTTGCGATGATCGCATTCAGTCGTGAAGATTTCTCTGAAGCGTCGGAGATGTATTTGAAAGCAATCCCATTCGGAATCGGAAAGACCCTGTCGACGGCATTTATGAAAACCGATAAGTTCACGACCAAATTCGGGGACAGATTTGAAGAAATCAAGGAACAATCTCAACTTGCGTTTGGTAGATTGAAAGAGACGTTGAATGAAACAGCAAATGATATCGAAGCAAATAATCCGAGTTTGATACAGAGTCTTCGGGATAAGGCAGATGTCATTAGCACAAAAACACTTAATACTGCCCAGGGTCTGAGTGGAAGAGCACAACAGAGGATTGCTGAGTCAGATTTGGGAAGCGCTTATAGGCAGGACCGAGAACTCGCGAAGAATAAGATTCCAGAACCACCAAAGGCACCGTATGTCCCTGGGTCGTTCCTACCAAAGAAAAAGACGCAGGGAGGACGTCGCAAGCAACTTTCAACGAAGAAACGTAGTAAGAAGAATAAGACATGGAGGAAAACAAAACGAACCAAATCCGCGAGGCGCTAAAGCAGTGGATTGCTCACGACGATAACGAGCGCCAGATCCGTAATCAAATCAAGGAGATCCGTGAGAACAAGGCCGCACTTTCTGCCACGATTTTGGAGTTCATGCGTGATAACAAGGTGGATAACTTTGCACTCGAGGGAAACGGCGTTGGCAATATTTCTCGGAGTGTTCGCACGTCTCGTCCTCCTCTCCGTCGCGCCGAGTTGAGGACCAAACTTCTTATGACGTTTGCAGACGAGCCTCAGAAGGTTGCGGAGTTCCTTCGGTCGATTGAGGGGATTCATGAAGGCGAAGACAACATGTCTGCCGGTGGAACGCAAAAAGAACTCCTTATGCGCCGCATCCCGCGGACTAAGACTACCCTGTCTATGTCGACTTAATTACGCCTGAAAGTGTAGAATCGATGCACGGGCTGCAAACTGCTCGGCCTGTTTCTTTGTAGAGGCACTTCCCTGTCCAATCATCTTTCCTTCATGAATGACTTCCATAGTATATTGTCCGTTCACGCACGATGCCATGTGATAGGTGGGAGTCTGGTGAAACATAGACTGATACAACTTCTGAAACTGCTCCTTGAAGTTCCGGTTGTTCATCAGCAACTTCGGAATATCAATATACATCTCCACAAGCGCAACAATAAATGTATACACGATCTTGAACTCATAGTTCGTGTCTATCCACATCGCGCCAATAAACGCTTCCAGAATATCACCCAACTTCTTTGTGTTGGTTCTTCCAGCACAAATATCCTCATTGTGTCTTGAAATCACATAGAACTTTGCAAGACCAATCCTCTCACTCAATCTGCCAAGCGTCTCATTGCACACAATCTCCTTCTTCAAATCGGTTAAGAATCCTTCGTTCTCGTCAGGGAATCTTTGGAACAAGTAGGTCGATACGCATGCCCCAAGCACCGAATCGCCCATATGCTCCAGACGTTCATACGAGTCATCAAACAGTTCCAAACAATCGGACGGACGAGGCGCAAGAGTCGTGGATTCTCCTGCCGGAGTGGTGTAATCCTTACGCTTCACATACGACGAATGAATCATTGCTGTCTGGAAATTTGCCGCGTCTCGGATCGTCATAGTATCACACCGGTGTTTCTCCAAAATCGCTTGAATGTCCGTTTTGGCAAACAAGCGATTCTTTGGGTTGTAAGGGTTATAAATTGCTGTCATGCTTAATTCTTTTTGCGATAGGTCCTGCGATTCCGTTTTCCATGACTCTTTCGGGTTTTACGACCTCTGCCAAACCATGGTTTGCCGGTTCCCTCGGGCACGCTCTCCATGATTTTGTCCATGTCTCTTATGATGGTTTCCATCGTGTATTCAGGACCAAACTTTGCTGTTAGAACTGAGTCGACTGTACCCAACTGTTTGTCGAGCAGAGCTTTTGCTTTTACCTGACGTATCTGCACAATCTTACTGTCTGCAGGTATGTTCCCAAGAGCAGGTATCGTTCGAGTCCCAAATAAAACTGATCTCCACAATATGAAGACGTAAACCATCAAAGGCCATATAGTCTGTACATCCGACCATACGGCTCGATCATCATATTTGTTTTTATTGTAACTTAGAACGAATAGCGCTTCTCTTAATTCTCTGTATTGAGAAAGAATCGTAGGGTCAGACGTCATCTCTGTGACAAACGCGTCCTCTATAAGCTTACTTGAAAGCTCTCCGGCAAGTTTTGAACGCTGAATTGCATTGAATCCAGTCCCTTTTAAACCTGCTTCGCTGAGTGCGCCACTTATAAGTCCCGTGATAAGTCGATGTATATCTCGTGCATAAAGATCTACCACTTCTGGAATCAGATCACTGCTTCGAATCATAGACAGACTTACATTACGCCCAACACTTGGAGCTGTCTTTGCAATTCCACTAATGCTCCGTCTGGAAATATCTGGATCCATGGCAACATATTCCCGAATCTTCATCACCGACATTGCTAAAAATTGAGAAGGAGTGTACCCTAGGTTGTTCGCTTGATTCGTGATTTCCGAACATATGGAATCAATCTTCTGAGTCTGTTTATCAACCCAAACTTTTTTGGCTGTATTTGGGTTGTGTATTTGAATCCACTGCCACAACTTCTCTCCTCCTCCGTAATTCTTTGTTTCCAATATCGCAAACAACATCTGTTTTATGAATCGCGGTTCAATACCGAATTTGAAGTCATTTCCGACGATAATAAAGTGTGTGTTTGACTTGACTTGATTACATATTTCGTGTGCCCAACGATACTCTCGCCGTAGTTCCTGCTTGTAGAGGTCCCCTCGATTCCGGCCAGTATTGTCTGCTTCGTCCTTTAAGGCCTCGTAAATACCTGCCGAATAGAGTCCTGTGAAACACAGGGCCTGCATGACTGGAAACACGTGTTCGCATTCTGGGGCAAATTTAAACCCGTAACTTTCTCCGCCATAGATGGGTGTATCGCAAATCCAACACATACTCTTCTCATTCTGAGACCCTACAGTATTGTTACATTGGGTGACTGGCGTGCTAGGTTCAAAAAAATCACGAAGAGTTCCCTTTCGAACTTTCGTGGGAGCTTTACGTATCTTTTTTGGTTCCTTGTTTGTAACTTTTGCAGCCCCCTCGTCAAGAATACTCTTGTTCACAACTTTCTCGTATAAACGATTGTAGGTGTCTTCATCAAGACATGCCTTGATGGATTCCGTAAGTTCTCCAAACACTATAGATTGGTTTTTTTCGGCATCTGCAATAGTTTGTGGGTCGGTTGGATCTGGGACATAACCGAACTCTCGCATGCTGACCGGAAGCAAAATGTCTTTGCTTGGGTTTGGGGCAGCTCCCTCGGCAATGTCTATGATGGAGTATGCCGTGGTTTCTGCGACTAGATTCGGCAGAGTTGCGGGGTTGTAATCTGCAGCTCCTTGAGGAGCGAATTCTTCTGGAAGTTCTTCAGCCCTTATACGCTTATCGCTAGGCTCTTCAGGTGGGACTGAATCATCTCTACCTCGCTTTGCGCCACCTTCAAGGTCCATTACTTGTATTGCGTATTTTATTCAGGAGCCACGTGCGTGAACGCAAATTCCGTAGAAACAAGCGCTTTGGTCTTCTTATCCACAATTGTAGAATAACACTCATCGGCATTAGGGGTTGGTGTGCTATCGAAATACTCCTTGAGATGGGTCTGCAAATCCTTCTTGGAAAGCGTCCACCCCTTACTCCACTGATTCGGGCGCTGAATCTTGATGACAGACCCGTCGTCGGACAAACGAACCTCGTTGAAACTATGGAACTGCTGGTCACGGAGAATGTCTGCCATCTCGACTTCAAGAACCTTGCGGTCATTGCGGAGAGTATGAATTTCAGAATTCAGTGCCTGAATGCGGTTATCTACATCACGGTATGACTCGAGGCGTGACTTCAGGCGAGCAAGCATCTTACGGTATGCTTCCGATGTATCTGTAAACTTAAATCCGTTTTCATAACAAGGATGTTTGTCGATGACAAAGAGATCGAGACACTTAGAGAAGCATACAACAAGGAACATTCGGGAGAACCGCCCATACCTCCAGGCAATATAGCCACAACATGGAATGCCCTCCGCAAGCGCCTTCAGTCCAAGTGTAAGGACGGAGCATCCGAGTGTGTGGTGTCGTCCCTTCTTACAAAGCCGAAAGCCCCTGCATCATGGAAAGAGAATCCAACAGAATGGTTATCGACTACGGAAATTGACAAGATTGAAAAGAGTTATACGAAATTGTTTGCGAGTTACAATTACGTTGGGGCATTTCCAATAGATTTCGGCGCAAAGTCCGAAACTGGGTCGTGTTTAGTCAGTGCACTGTGTTCTATGGATATCCGTAAACTCGCTGCAAAGGGAAAGACCCAAATTGGGATTATCTTCAATACGGATGTTAGCACGGGTCCTGGAAAGCATTGGGTTGCGGTTTTTTGTGACGTGAGTCCAGATTTGGAGTATCCTCGGATGACATATTTTGACTCGTATGGACAGTATCCTGAGAAGCAGATACAGCAATTAATGAAGAGGTGGAAGGAGCAGTGGGACGCGAGTGGGGCGCATTCGAAACCAATGGAATTGACATACAACAAAACAAAACACCAGCGAAAGGGAACGGAGTGCGGTATGTATTCGGTGTATTTTCATTACTGCTGCTTGACGGGAATACCGATGGAGACACGTATTCCCGATGACGTAATGACCGGACTCCGAGGTGTCCTGTATCGCATATAAAATCTTAGGTAAAAACATACACAAATGCCAAATGCTTGGATTTCTCACGTTATGAAGACGAAGTCGGATATGACGAAGAAGGGCACCTACAAGAAG